ACGTATCCTGCTTCCACCCGCTTCGACGCGCGCACGACAACAGACGGGTCCCACGGGCCAATAGCAAGAGTGAACCGCATCGTACCAATCCAGTAGGGTTCGACAAGCACCGTCCACCCTGCAGGCCACGTGAACGTCTGATCACCAATCGCCTTAGTGTTGACAGCAACAACAACACGATCACCAGCCTGCCCATCCACGCCAATCCGGACCTGGTCTCCTGCGAACTGGCCAGCCACATGACCCACGACCTGCGCCGTCTTCCCACCCACAACGGGAGGTGTGACCGGCCCCGGCGAAGGCGGGATAATATCCAGAGGCAACGCATACACAATCCCATCTGGAAGCCCCTCAGCCTCCGACAGAGAAGCCACAACCTTAATCGGAGCTGCCGCAATCAGGTGCCCCTGCGCATCCACCAGGCCAGTCACCCCACCGGGGGGCGCAGGCAACGGGGCCGCATCCACAATATCCGCAAGAGTCACGCTTTGACCATCCACCAGCGTCACCTCCCTGTCAGCGAGCTGCTTCACCGGCGTAAACACCAGTATCCGATACTTGCCCGCGGACATGAGAGCCGAAACAGGGGCAGTCGATTCCGTAACGACACTACCCGCAACAATCACGTCACCCTCTGGCGTTCTGCCGGGCTCCGGAATAGGCTCAGCTCGAACAGTCAACGGGACGATACGCCCCGACGGAGTACGAACCGACCCCTCAATAAACGCAGTCATGACACACACCCTCCAAGAGTTCCATAAACATTCACCGGGTCGGCCCATCCGAAACCGCACCCAAAATATGTAGCCTGCGGTCCACACTCATCGTGTACACGCGCTGCCCCACCGAGAGGGCACCAGCCAGATTCACCGGGTCAGCAGACACAGGAGTAGGGTCCCCATCCAACTGCACACGCAAAGGCTTGGTACCAACCACAGTCGCCCACCGGAACAGAGGCATAGCATCAAGCCGGTCACGCAAACCAGCCACCACACTCATCAAGTAATCCAAATTCACAGGTCAGTCACCTCCAACAGCTTCGTCTTCACCAACACGGTCGGATCAAGCGTGTACTCGATCTCTTTCACCACGCCCTTAGCCGCATGCCCTTGGCTGGTAAAACCCACCACCTGGTTAGGCTGAATCGGCACAGGCATATGCTGCAACGTAATAGCCGCAGACGGAGTAGACACGTCGATCAGACGACGGCGCGCCTGAGCAGTAATAGACTCCTGGTCGGCTGCCTCCACACCAGTCCTCGTCTCCACAACCCACCGCCCGCGCGACGGGTAGGAGTAAGGAGAGGACGGGTTATCATTCACGGCCACACCAACCAGACCAGCCTTATCAGCACTACCTTGGGAGACAAACACGACCTTATTCGGCACAGCAGACATGTCCTGCTCACGCTCCCACTCAGGTAGGTGAATAGCACGAGCACCCTCACGGAAATCGTACGCGACCCCCCTAGCGGCAGGACGCATATACGGGTCAAGGTGCACCTGACCTGAACCATCAGGGTGAGCCGACCAATACCCGGCCGCCGAAAGCAACTCATTCACGATAGTCAGCTTCGACTTACCCGGATCATAGATCATGTCACTAGAAGCCACAGCCGTAGACGGAGTGATAGACAGGCGCCCCAGGCCCGACTCATACAAGATGTCCCCCGCCAAACCCACCAGGTTGGTCCCCGCCTTGACCGTGAACGTACTGTCCACGCAGTCAGCATCAGGCACAGCCAGTGGGGAAGACAAGTCCACACTCCACGTGGACCCCACCTCGCTATAGGAGCGCGTGGGGGCTGACAGGAGGAACACGCCAAGCCCCCACGTCTGACCATTCGCCGTGTAGTCGATCCTCACGCGCTGAGTCATCCAGTCAATAGGGCCACACGCCTCCGTCAAGTTCAAGCTCCCAGACGCGCGGAGACGAGTAGAGTTACTCAGTGTAACCCTGCCTCCCGTCACACCGTCCAGACGACGCACCACACGATCACCCCAATCGAGGAGGGTGACCGTGTAGGCCGCCTGCCTGTGCGTGTCGAGGGCACTCACTCGTCAATCTCCCTCACCGTCGACGCGAGAGCATCCCTCGACAGCTCGATCAAGCCCATCACTCATGATCTACCTCCTCCACCTCTATTTTAACACCCCACTTGCCAGACAACGCACGATCCACGCTGACACCATTAACCGAGCAATACACAACCCGACCCATAGGATCCCTGTACAGGAAAGGCGCAGGCAGGTAAGACAGCTCCTCGAGACGCTGAATCAACGGGAAATCCTCATCAAACAACACAGCCGACAAGCTGAGCGTCTTCTCCCTATGCCTACCACTCATCTCTACCGCCCTCTCACGGCCAGCAAACCGGTGTAGCTTACGGTTAGCAAGACCCATCTTGCACGAATGCGCCGGATCCCACCGCAGGGGCACAGTCGTACTAAAATCCTGGCCCCCACCAAGCCACATCGCCCACGACTCAACATCAATACTCTCCACCGCGGTAGATGACGAAGGAAGATCAGACGTCGCCGTCACACGGTAGGACACACTCCCATGACTAGGCGACTGATAATCAAGAATCATGCCAGACACAGGCAAGTCCTCAGTGAGAACAGTCCACGTCCACCCATCATCACTACGCTCCACACGGTTACGCACAGCGGCCGGCTTACCAGCCCCAGGAGTAGGGTTCACCACGCGCACACGCACGCAACCAGCCTCATCATCCCACTCAAGATAGACGCGCGGGGTGGGCGGCTGCTCATACTCCACCCGGAACGACTGGCTCACAGTCTTCGACTTCACGCCATGAGCATTCACAGCCGTCACACTCACCTGGTATGACATGCCATTCTCCAGGTAAGTCTTCAAGCGCACACTAGCCTGAGAGCCACGCGCCACCTGAGTTTCAACCAGCCGCCTATCGCCCTGGTACAGCTCCACAATGGCCTTCGTCTGCACAGGCCCACCCATCGACGAGTACGCCCACGAAACGTCCGTGAACGACGTCTTCACCACCTGGCCAGGGGACTGGATAGAGATGACAGGGCGAGGCTCCACGTAGAACAGTGCGCGCCGGGACACAGGAGACGGGTCAGCGTGCAAGCCCCACGTCTGCACCCAATACTCATACGAACCCTGCGGGAGGACACCAACATTACACTCCTGCTTCGAAGAAGCCTTATCTAACAGGGGGCCCTGCGTACCACTACCACGGAGCAGATACTGCAGCTTGAAGCGAGTCTGCGGACTAGAATCCGTCGCACTAAACCGCCACCCGAGCGTCACAGGCTCATCGGCAGGAAAATACAGGCCATCCGAGGTAGGCTCAGGAGCATTCGGACGCGCCAAAAGCTGCACGACATTCGACGGCTCAGACTTCGGGGACAACATCGACCCGCCCACGCACACAACCCGGTACTGGTGAGTCACATCAAGACGCGGCGAACTATGCACCCACGTGCACTGGTCAACATCCAACGTCACCAAAGCAGCAAGCTTACCATCACTGTCATACACCTCCCACCTGGTAGGAGTGTAAGGCGCCTTATTCTCCCAAGACACCACAATATCGCCCGACGCATTCTTCACCGCGCGCACATTCACCGGAGCAGGAGGCGTCGTAAACACAGGACGCTCAGCCTCCACATACTCCGACCCGCCAGCCTCATTATCTGACTTCACACGGTAGGAGTATTTATGGCCAGCCGCAACATCCATGTCAGCAAAAGACACAGCATCCTTAACAGGAGCAATAACCGTCCACTGATCAGACTCGTCAAGGCGACGCTCAACCACAAAGTAGTCGATCGGATTCGACTCACCAGACGCAGGCGCAACCCACTCCACATTAACCTGCTGGTCAGACACGCGACTAGCCAACACCTTCGTCGGCGGATTAGGAAGACCCACCGGCCGGGCAGGAAGCGTCAGCGTATTCTCCACAGACGGATTGCCACCATTCCAAATCGGCCCTAGGCTAGCCCCAATCGTGACATCCTTAGTCCGCCCATACTCCACAGGCACAGTGAAAGACCACTGGCTGATCTGCTTGTAGACCGTCTGCCCATAGCCAGATGAAAAGCTGAAGCCCTCCGACCCCGACCCATAGTAGCCCCACCAAGACCACGCCGACGAGAAACTATGACCATACCCATCACTGCAAGCAGTGACCGTGGCCGTGACCGTGACCGACCCGCTCGAAGGATCACCCGACCACTCCAAGCCAACACCAATGAACATGTAGCCGCTAGACGCGGACCATACAGTAGACATCCCACAACACCTTATCTTGCCGAAAACTAAAAGCCAACACCAAACAGATCACGAGCGCGCCCACGAGAGGCAGGAGACAATGCGTCATTCACCACGCCCCTAGCCTCCACACGCATACGACCAACCAACTGACCATCCTCATCCACAACAACCAACGTCTCCGGATACCCCTGCGCGCGCGTATGACGCTGCAGAATATCCCACTGGCCATCAGTAAACACCGGCTCAGGGCGACCAGTCTTATTCAACACGGTGGTGAGCCCAGGCTGGATGTAGCCGCCATTATCGAACTTATACGTGCCAGCCGTAGGAGTCCCCCAAATCCCAGTCTCACGCACAAACGCGCCAGGCTTCGGAGCCTCCACCATCCTGCCACCACCAGAAGCAATAGCCACATGCCACGCAGGATTACCCCAGAACAGCAGATTGCCCGGAACATTCGCATTACCAGCACCCGACCCCGACTGGTAGCCAGCAGCCGTCAAACGCGGGATCTTAGACCCCACCTGGTGAGCAGCCCAATACACCAGACCAGAACAATCCAACCCCGGCGGGATAGACGAACCACCCCACACGTAAGGCACACCGATCGCCTTACGCGCAGCATTGACAATGCCCGTGGCCCCCATGCTCGACGTCTTACCCTTCAACCAGCTAGCGAACCCATCAATCCACACGCCCGGCACCGCGCGCATAGAATCAGCGATCACACCCGACCCAGGTAGGCCACGCATCAAAGCATCCACCGGGGCCTTGATGAACTTCGCTACCGCGCCAGCAGGGTCAGCAATAATCTTCCCCACCGTGTCGGCAGCATCCTTAATCCAATCCCACGCGCCCTGAGCACCATCCCAGATACCACCATTAGCGAAGGCAGCGAACTTCACGCCCGTATCCCCACCAGGAATACGCGCCCCACCCGACCGGGCAGCAGCATTCATGCGAGCCACAGCATCAGGCCCACCGACCGCACGCACCCACTCAGGACGCATGATCGCCTCACCGCCAGACAGGGCGAGTGCGCCGCCACCATCAGGAGAGAAGAAGTGGAACACATCCCGGCCAGGCGTGTACCCAGGCAAGACACCACCAGAAGCATACTCAGCAATAGGAGCAACATACGGAAGACGCAAGCTCAAGCCCAGCTTCTCAGCCATACCATCAGCCGTCTTCTTAATACCCGACGCATACACGGTGTTGATAATGAAGTTGATGGGCTTAGCCACCACACCCTTCACGGACTCCCAGATCGACGCCACAGAATCCTTCATCGACTGGAACGCCGACTTGATACCATCCGTCACACTCGTGATCGTGCCCCACAGCGTGTAGTACATCCAGTTAGCAACCGTACTAATCGAAGACTGGATACCATTCCAAATCGACGTCATCGACGCCCACAACAAATTAGCACCAGTCTGAATGCCATCCCACACAGACTGGACCACAGGCAACACATACGCCTGGAACCAACCCACCACAGTCAACACAGCCGTCTGGATACCCCACCAGACAGTCTGAATGCCCTGCCACAGTGCCTGAGCACCCCAATTGATACCATCCCACACGGCCTGAATAACCGGCAGGACATACGCGGTGAACCAGTCAGCAACCGTGTGCACACACAACTGAATCCACTGCCAATACATCTGAATGCCAGTCCACAGCAGGTTCGCGCCGGCAACAATCCCATCCCACACGCCAGTGATGACAGGAAGGACATAGGCGGCGATCCAATCAGCCACCACCTGCACAGCCATCTGGATACCAGCCCACGCCTCCTGCATGTACCCCCACAACACGGCCACACCAGCCTGAATACCCTCCCACGCCTGCTGCAGGTAGGGCCACACGTAGGTCACCACAAAGTCGGCGACAGCCTGCAAAGCCAACTTCCACAACTCAAAGTACGCGATGACGGGAATCAGAGACACCCACACGGCCGTCTTAATGCCATCCCACACAGCTTGGAACACAGGTACCACATAAGCGTTCAACCAGTCGATGCACGCGCCGACAGCATCCTGAATACCCTGCCATGCGGACGCGAGCCCAGACACCACCGTAGAGTTAAACCAGTCAACAGTGCCGCCAACCTGGTCCCACGTAGAAGACCACCACGAAGAAATAGACCCCATAGCAGAAGACCACGCCGACCCAACCCAATCCACGAAAGAGTAGAACGCGTCCGTGATCGCAGCCCACGCCTGCCGGCCAGTCTCCGTCTGCGTGAAGAAATACGTCAGGCCCGCCACCAGAGCAGCCAACGCCACAGCGATCAGGCCAATCGGCCCCACACTCATCACAGCATTAAACGCCACCTGAGCAGCCTTAGCCACATTCGTAGCCTGAGCGAACTGAAGCAACCCACCCGCAGCCTTCACAGCATTGACAGCAGCCAAAGTCGAACTCAACAGTTGGAACGTCCCTACGGCCGTCCCGACCACCACAATGAGGGGCGCAACAACATCCTTGTTCCGACCCATCCAGTCAAACATGCTCTTCAGCGCGTCCGCTACTCCCTGAATAACAGAGACAGTACTACCACCGAACGCGCCAGCAATATCCGCCCCAAGAGGAGCAAACACACCGCCCAAGGCAGAGCCAGCATCCCACAGGGACTTGAACATGCCCCACACAGACAGGCCAGCATCCCGGAGGTTAAACAGGAAATCAACCAGGCCAGAGTCTTCCTGGAAACCAAAGATCGGGCCTGTGAAGTCACCCTTGGCGAGGATATCCCACACGCCCTGCAGGGAAGGCACAGCCGTGTCGTTAATCCAACCAAACGCCTTCGACGCGCCATCAGACACCGAGCCCATGAAATCCGTGAGCGCAGGTTTGAGCTTGTCAACAATACCCATAGCGCCCGTCACCAGGGTGGCCTGCAAGTTACCCCACGCACCCTCAATAGTGGTGGTGCTGGTTGCGGCCTCCTGCGCGACGTCCGTGAAACCCAGGTCTAAAATCGCTTGGTTGAACTCCTCGGCTGAGATCTCACCCTTCGACATGGCGTCACGGAAGTCACCAACATACGCGCCATTCTTCAGGAGGGCCTCCTGGAGCTTACCGGACGCGCCCGGGATGGCGTCGGCCAGCTGGTTCCAGTTCTCCGTCGTGAGCTTGCCCTGACCAGCCGTCTGGGTGAGCACCATGCCCACCGACTTGAAGGTTTCAGCATTGCCGCCAGCCACCGCATTCAGGTTACCTGCAGCCTCGGCAAGCCTGTCATAGTCCTGCACACCATTCGCGGCCAACTGGGCAGTAATATTCTGGATATCACTCAGCTCATAGACAGTATCGTCTGCGTACTTCTTCGTACTAGCAGTCAGCTTACTGATCTCGTCAGCCGACACGCCAGCAAACCCGAGCGTTGACTTAAACTTGTCGGTGGCATCGGACGCGTTCAAGGCCTCCCTCGCCACGTCAGCGAAACCAGCCGCCGCCGCAATACCGCTGACTGCCCCGAGCGCAAGAGCACCGGCCTTGGCGACACGCTTAAACGCAGCACCAAGGCCGGACTCGACCTTCTTCTCAGCAGGGCGCGTATCGGTACCAGCCAGCTCCTTGCGGATCGCTTCCTGAAGCCCCTTCATGGAAGGTGAAACCTGAATCCACGCGGTACCTAGGCTAAAACCATTCTCAGCCATTGCTGATACTCCTAACTATGCTCTGCAACCCACCGTCGTGCCCGCTCTTCACGCCTCTCACGCTCAGCTTCTGCCTTCTCATACCAGCCGGGTTCGGGCGGGCTGGCAGGCTTGGGCACATCCTTCTTCTTACCACCCAACGCGGTAATGAGGATGCCTTCCAGTCGGTTGCCTTGAGCGAACACAGCTGACACTTCATCAGTCCACGCGCCAGCCCCACCAAGACGCTTACGTAGAAGAGACCCAGAAGGCAGGTTGTTGATCAGAACCCCAACCCGACGCAGGCTCAACTCACCCGTGAACACCCGCGTCAGGTCGAGGTTGTAAGTCATCTGAAAGTCCGCCTCCAGCACCTCCCAGTGTTCCCACAAGAGGTGCAGGAGGTCAATCAGTTTCCCTGGCCGGAAGCCTGAAAGACCTCAGTCAGGAACTCAACGATGGTAGTCATACGCAGCTTTCCGTTCTCATCTCGCAGCGAATCCAGGGCGGCCTTACGCTCACCCTCATCAGGCAACA